GTAACTTCTTTGGTACAGCTTTGAAAAGGATAAGCCAGCTCGATTTCAATGTTGAGTCGCAGGAGGTCTGTGAGTTCCTCCTGTGAGCCCAATATCTAATCAAGTTAGCGTATCGGAAGAGTTCAGGCAACGTAAGAGCTATATTCTTAACGAATATAGGTTTGACATCAATCCCATCATAATAGTGAGAACCGCAGCTCTCTCGAAAGCAAACTGAAGAAGAAAAACTCTTCTTTTTGTTTACAGAGAAGCCAAGGAACGAGCTAAAAGATGAAAAGAGATCGAAGGCAGAAGATGGCAAAATAACGTCATCTCCGAAAACACTAATCTGGCTCGTATCTAACTTCAGATATGAGCATACTGCAAAAGCAGCAGCGTAAAAGATTAGGCTTTCAAGTTCAAAAGTGAAGCCGTTCCCCATACTGGAGAACTTCTCCCACTTAATGAGCTTTCCTTCGAATTTACCGAAATGTGACCGACAAGCGTCCATTATCTGAAACCAATGAGGAGGAAGACATCCCTCCACAAGGCGAAAGGCAATGGTATCGCTAGCAGAAGAAAAGTCAACAGTTGCAAGCTTGGAGTCATAACTTCCAAGCCTTGCAAGTTGCTGATTTCTTTCCTGCGAATTTAAGTCGATCCCATGTACGAAGAGGCGCTCACGGATCATAAGGCCAATAGCTTTTTGAAACCAGAGATTAATCCCTGGTTCAATGGCTATGACCCGATCTGTAAACGCATCCTTCGGCACAGTGACAACATAATTCCCAGTCTCAAATGAAGGGAAACCTGATTGATTCAGGTGCTCCCCCCAAATGGGATAAGCCTCTGAAAAGAGGTCGGAGATTATGTAGTACAAATCACGCGTTATTCCAGTTTCACACTGGAACTTATTGGTGGCTGATGCTTCAACTCCCTTTAAGAGAGTTGTCACACCAGGACCCCAATTAGCCTTGTTGAATAGGTCTTCAGGAGAATAACCGACCAGCACATCTTCGATTTTACGAATGAATGTGTTATACATCCAAACGTTCGGACCCCTATATGAAGGGTCAGAAGTCAGATGTGTCAATCGGAAATTCGTTTGCCTACACAAAGCCTCAGATTCTGAGAACTTTGTAAAAGCAACTTGCTGCTTATCTATGCCGGTCTTTAAAAAGGTCGACTTTGATAGCAGTTTTGTTGCAGCGTAAGCATCTCTAAAATCTACTAGATTATTATAATCTAGCGGATTGAAAGCCAACGTTTTCAACTGTGAAGGATCATCACGAATGATGATCCAAACGGCCAAAGAAC